TGTCATAATTAGTGCAATCATTACAAGGATGAATACCAATATCTAATTCACCATAAAAGCAAGTCCTACATTCAACTGTTGCCATACTTCCTCCCTAAGTATTCTACGCTTAAGAACATCTCATCAAAGTGACCATCCTGTACTTCATTCATCATAAGTAATCCCCTCCAGTGTCTGTTACTTAGTTGATCCATATAACTCTCATCGTGTAGATAGTAAGAGCCAACGATGATAGCACAAATAGGCTTCCCATCAGCACGTTTACCATAGGCAATTTGCTTTCCTTGTTGGTGTCCTGCAACACAAGACATATGAAGCTTGTTAATGATAGCACTAGCAGCACCTGCTGGACGTCCCATTGCACCAACAGGCCAATAATGGTTAAAGCCAACACCATTAATGAACACAGGATGAAGAAACCCGTGTACTTCCCAATCTTTTTCATACTCTAAGTCCTTTGTGGAAATTAAGCCTTCTAAAGTTGGGTTGTTATTGACAGCCCTATCAATGCGATTCTCATGATTCCCTAAAGTCATCACCATACGAGGCTTATACACCTTGTGCTTAGATTCCTTCTGAGCCTTCTGAGCTTCCCTTAAAGGAGCCAGTAACAACTTCATGGCCTCCTTAGCAGCTTCAACGTCTTTCTTGTAGCGTAGACCTTCAAAGTACTTACTCCCCTTGATGTCATGGCTACTAAGGCTTGGCATATCTGCAAAGTCACCTATGTTCACCACCACATCAGGTTTGTAATCGACAATGGCTTTACCAGCCCATGTCAGGTGCTCCAAAGGTACACCCTCTTTAATCTGACAGTCCGGTATGACTAAAATCTTCAAGATCATCTCCTTCCACTGTTAGTCTCTCACCTTCACGTAAGCCAGCTTTGATGGCCTCTAGGATACCAAAAGTCAGCAATGATTGAGCTTCAGCATGAGTCAAGTCAAACTGATATGTTGCATCTCCATTGGAGTGCTCTTTAATCAGATTTACGTTCACTTTCAGCCTCCTTCAAGAATGCTTTAGCATCACCTACGTACATGAAGTAACCGAGACACACAGCAATAGCTGCATTGACTTTTAAGTTATCCTCAATGTCCTCAGGATGGCTACTGAAGCCACCATTGATAGTATTCAGGTAAGACTCTTTGAGCTTACTGACTACCAGTACATCTGTGAAGTCATCCCAAGCATTGCGAAGATCAGCTGACTTCTCAAGTTCTTTAATTAGGTTATCTAACATAATCATTTACCTTTTTCCTTTAACCATGACAGTGGAATATCTTTATCGGCATACTTGAATCCATGCTTAGTGCACCAATCCCCGTATGTAGTCTGGCTTACCTTTGAGAGTTTAGATTTAGAGTTACTGAAGACAAATCTAATATCAAGTTCAGGGTGTTGTTCCTTCACCATCAAATGTTTCTGTCTATCAGCAGTCACGAACCTGCCCTTGCTCTCAATGATAATACCGTTACTCAGTAATAAGAAGTCAGGAGTGTATGTACGTTTCTTCTCAGGCTGCGTATATGCAATCACTAGCTTCTCATACTCAAAAGGAATACCTAAGGCTACTAGGTTATCAGCTATCTTATCCTCTAAGCCTGACCTAAAACCATGCTTCAAAGCTACTTGTCTAACTGTCAGTGGCTTCTTACGCTTAGGCTTCATCTGACTTTGTCCTGTGATACTGGTGCAGTAAAGCTCCGAAGGCATCTGTAAACTCTTCATCGTGGTTTAGCTTACCCATTGTAAACATAATGGCATGAACTAACTCATGATAGAAGGTTTGCTCAGTACTTTGTTTGTTCATTCCACTACGAATTGAGATAGTCTGTTTCTCAGAATCACACTTACCCATATCGTCTAAATGATTAACAAACTCTACTGTCCAGACTGCTCCTGCAAGACTGAAGGTGGTTGCCACATCTGGTTTGTTTCCCTTCTTAGCCATAGGAGCTTTCCATTTTCCAATACCCTGTCAGTATTGCCGTCATAAGCCTTGATACAAGCTGCATATAATTCCTCTTCGGTTGTACAGTCTTTGAGAATCTTATCAGCCTTTACAGGGCCAATACCTCGGATACCTTCAATGTTATCAACTCTGTCACCTGTCAGTATCTGTTTGTAGAAACTGTACAAGCCTTCAAACTCAGTAACATAATACTCCTCATCCTTTACAGGATTATAGTGCCACCCCGGTAACTGATCTAGATCCTTGTCAACGTGGACGATCCAGTAGTTACCTTCAGTGGACGCTATGCCTACAGAGTCATCAGCCTCTTCACCCTCAGACATCTTAGCACCGAGCTTCATGAGATGTTTGCGAAGAGCCTCATAGTGCTTAGGCTTGGGAGCATCCTTGCGATTACCTTTGTAAGGAACAGTGGTAGCTACCTCGAATCTAAAGTTAGTCTTACCTGTAATCCAAGCTCTGTAGTCATCACACTTCAGACGCATATAGATAATGTCGGTAAACCACTCTGTGAGTCGATTTAGTGCCCACTGTTCTTCTTCTTCCTCACATGAGAAGCCAACCTTGTATACGAGAAAGTCCGCATCCACGATGGCTTCTACAGGTCTATTAGAGGACATCGTCCGCAGTCTCTTGCTCTTCACCTTCAGGAACGTACACCTTCAGCTCAGTCACTACCAACTTCTTAATCGAAGGTGCAGCACCGAACTTAGCTGACATCTTGTGACGGTATGAAGAGATAACTGCATGACACTTAGTACCATTACCCATCATGGCAATGTCTACAGGATTGCCTTCCTCATCCACAGGTGTGAACAAGTAGGTTGACTTAGCAACAATAAAGTTACCCATGCTCTCTTTGTTCTTGATGTTGATGCCAAGCTCTTTCAGTTTCTCACAAGCTGCATCACTCAAGTTACCAATGGTACATTCGTACTTCTTGTTGTCTTCGTTAAACTTAGTGTTAAAGTTATTCATCCAGTTGCTCCAGAAGATTTCACCAGCAACTTTAACGGGTTTCACTGTATCAATACTCATTTCATTTTCCTTTACGCAGTAAACCTGCTTAACTATCAATGCAGCTCTTGTGACGGGTGAGCTGTATTACCCGATGCCAGATCTTCTAAGTACACAAGTGCAGATAATAGCACAGTGTATACCTCTTCAAGATCTAGATCCTCTCCTATCTTAATCCTGAAAGTTTCACCTTCAACATTAAATAGTATTTGATTCTTATCAATGTGTTTCACGCCAGTTGTTACCAATCTTGTACTCCCCGTCTAGTGGACAACGAAGCTTGAAATGCAAACCAGCTTCAACAATACTTTGCTTTGCAGCCTCACCTACTATTGTAGCATACATCTTAGGAACTTCAAGTTGAAATTCATCATGGACATTTGCTACCAGCTTCACAGGCCACTTGTTAGCTTTAGTCTTATCGTGAAACAATACTAAAGCCTTCTTCATCACAATCGCCCCAGCCCCTTGAAGGAGCGAATTGAGGGCAGCGTGTTCTGAGCGAACCCATATCTTACGACCATCAAGCCCCGGTACAAAGCCCTTACTCGCATATCTACTAACCGTATTTCTAAGACGCTGTAGGGCTGGTGTGTTCGCAAGAAAGGAGTCAATAAGTTTCTGTCCCGCTTTAGCATTACCACCGACAATGGAACCAATCTTAGCTGGCCCTGCACCGTATAGGAATGCGTAAATAAACGTCTTCGCTTGATCTCTGGTTTGTAACCCAGCAGCTTTTTGGTTCTGGGTGTGAACGTCTGTACCTTCTTTTGAAGATCCTTCAGTGACCGTTTTAACATACTCTTCATCTTTCATATAATGTGCAAGCATACGCAGCTCAAGGCCACTAGCGTCACAGCCAACCAATACATTACCTGCTTCCACAGTCCAACACTCTCTGCACTCAGGGCCATATATACTTCCAGCATTAGGAATCTGTGCCATGTTAGGAGTACTGTGTGTCATCCTACCTGTAACAGCTCCGTTCGTTATAACCTTACCATGTACTCTACCGTCCTTACCAACAGCCTCTAGCCAGCTTTCAATCTGAGCTACACGTTTCTGCAGCATCAGGTACGTGGCAATCAACTGAGCTTCCGGTAGAGGAACCTTAGCCAGTACAGACTCATCGACAATAGCCTGACCCTTCTCAGTAAACACCTTAGGCTTCCAGCCTAGTTCCATCAGCTTCTCTCCGATCTGCTTTCTACTTCCGGGATTGAAAGTATCAATGCAGTCTTTAATGGGCTTTCCACTTGTCTTGTGGAACCTTGGTGTGACTGTTGGAGGCCATCTCTCTTGCATCTGCTCATAGATTCCAGCCATCTTTCCTTTGATGTCAGCAAGTAAGCAAGTGGCATAGACTTGATCGAGTTTGAATCCATGACGTTCCTGTTCAGAGATGATAGCTGCTACCTTATGCTCAAGAGTAAGGCTTTCTTGTGAAAAGTCTTTCTTAGTGAGTTCATCATTAAGATGAGTATAAAGATTAGCAGTGACCTCAACGTCCCTAATGCAATAATACTCCAGAAGAGCCATGTGAGGAATGTTAAAGCACTCACCTTTGTATTCCTCTCGTCGTTCCATCAGCCATTCCCATATCCTTTTGTAGTCTACCTTCTTAACTGTCCCCATCCTGTTGCCCCATGCGTCTAAGCTGTGCCCGTTCTCTACTGAGGGATCTAGCAGTCTTGAGGCTATCAGTGTATCGAACACTTGGTTCAAGCGAATCTTCGTACTCCAGAGCCTGTTGAGTATCGAGAAATCGAAGCTTATCCCGTTGTGGGCTACTATCAATGTAACGTCCTTTAAATACTCCACGAGGCTGTCTGCTGCTTTCCATACGTTCAC